AGATATATAAACGTTATGATCCCTCTATTGTTGATAAAGCTCTTGCCCGCTCAAAAAATCGAGTGATGGACAAATCAGCGTCGGCACTTAATAAAAAGCTTCGTGAGAAATATTATCTACTTGCTCGTGATATAAGCAAAACGACTGATAAACGCCGAGCCGTTGCTAGCAAAAAGAATGATGCCATATTGGAATACATAGGCGCGCGCTTGCCGTTATCTTTATTCAAGCCAAGCAATAAAAACGTCAGAATTGTTAGCAAAAAAACTGGAAAAACCATTCGAAGAAAGGGTGTAACAGTAAGGATTAAAAAAGGAGATGGTCGCAAACTGATTAAGTCAATACCTGCTTTTTTGACCAAAGGCGGACAGAAGGTCAGTTACCGCCGATGGGAGGGCGAACGTGAATCCTACGCTACACCAACCATTATATCGGTGCCAGAAATGATAGAGGTAAGGGCTCAATTGAAAGAGTTCGATCTCGTTGTTTCTCGGGAATTCCAGCCAGAATTTGAATCAAATATGAATTTTTATTTGGGTAAGGTTAAATGATTAATCAAGTTAAGGATTTGTTAACGGCCACTTCCGCATTTATTAGGGTACAGCTCGCGCAGGACCTTGAGGTAATCGAAGATTTCTCAAAAACCCCCGAAGCAATCATATACCAAGGTGACACCACATTTGGCGCCAATCAGACCGATAACTTTGTTGTGCAAGCGGCTAACAAACAAATAGCAGTTTTGCTGGTATGCGAGGCTGGCAGAGTTGAAGAGTTGGAAAATGTTATTTTATCTGCATTGATCGGTTTTCAGTCATCCGCTGACTATGGTGGGCTAGAAGCTATCAAAGCAGAGAACTACAAAATTACTGGCCACTACTACGCAAGAAAAATAACGTTCGGCACTCAGACACACATCAGGCAAACCTAAGTTTCAACAAAATTAACCAGAGGCTAAATCATGGCTAACGCAGGTGGCTCATACATCATGCGTGACGGGAAACGTGTGCTTGTAAGCAACACGGTTGGTGATTCTCGTACCACGCACAACACATTAATTACCAAGCCCCCAGCAGCAAAAGCGGCGGGCAAACCAACCCAAAAACAGAACGAGGTAATCGCCGATGCTGGCCAAGACTAAAACCCTATTTGCTAAGAAAGAAGTAACTTATGGAACCGACCCGATCCCTATTGGTTCAGACGCAATTCTGACAAAGAATCTACAGATCACACCTTACCAGGGTAATAAGGTGAGTCGTGATGTTGATCGTGCCTCATTGGGAAATGATCTGGAATTCAATACTGGCCCAAATATTCAAATATCGTTTGATGTTGAGCTTGCTGGCTCAGGCACTAAAGACGTTGCACCAGGTTATGGAGCTCTCTTGGCTGCGTGTGGTCTGGCTGAAACAGTAACGGCAACAACCAAAGTTGATTACGACCCTGTTAGTTCGGCCTTTGACTCAGTAACCTTGTATTACGAAATTTCAGGCGAGACAGTTAAGGCTGTTGGGTGCCGCGGTAACGTGTCTTTTAGCTTGTCCACTGGTGGTATGCCAATGGCTAGCTTTACGTTTACGTGTCTCTATGCGGCGCCTGGAGCTTCAACCATTACGCCTGACTATTCAGCGTTTAAAGCACCAATTGCAGTCACAGAGCAGAACACACCGACATTCACCCTTGATGGATACGCACTTAAAGCGGAATCACTAACCGTTGATCTTGGCAATACGGTTGTATATCGAAATGTGGTCAACGGCGAATCAGTAATTATTACTGATCGAGCGGTGTCAGGAAGCATCACGTTTGAGGCGCCTACCTTGGCTCAAAAAGATGTTTATGCTCTCGTGGAATCTCACAACGGAACAACATTGGCCGCTCTTGCTATCGAGCACGGCACAGTTGATGGTTCAATAATTGGGCTTTCAGCGCCCACACTTCAGGTCTCTTCAATCTCTCATAACGATTCAGATGGAATACTCACCTATACCTGTGATCTGCGAATGATCCCAAGTTCTGCGGGTGATGATGAGATCAAACTAACCACACGATAAAACAAATTTAGGCTGGCTGGGGCTCCGTCCGTAGCTCTGGCTGGTCTATCTAACGGACACACGGACGAGGTTAATATCATGAGTTTCATTCTTGCACCAAAAGACACCATCAAAATAGTTATTAAAGTCAGCATTCCGGAGGATAACAACCGGACAAAGAAGGCTGATTTTTCTGCTGAATTTAAAAAGCTATCTGTCACTGATACTAAAGAGCTATTAGCTGAATTGGAAAGTGGCGAGCTGACTGACGGAGATGTGATTCGGGATCACCTAGTTGACCTTAAAGGGGTTAGAACGCCAGAGGGTCAAGATATCGAATTCAGTGACGACCTCCGTGAGCAGCTAATGGATATCGATTACGCGCGCAAGCCGTTAGTTGAAGCGTTCATGAGTATTACTCTTGGTAAAGATATTGTTGAGGGTCTGCGAAGAAAAAACTAATAGAAGCCGGTCAGTATTGGGCGTCTAGTTCATCAAGGAGTGATTCTGCCCAAGCCGCAGAGTTGTTGCGAGAAGGTGGGGCGCCAGAAGAGGTTATTGCTGAATATATCGGCCTTGCCTCAGATGATTTTCAAGTGTGGCACGAGAACTGGCAAGCGTTAGAGCTCTTTCTCATGTGTGGCACGCAATGGAGGGTTATTGCAGGTATGGGCGGCACGGTACATCAGGGCATTGATTACCAATCGCTTGAATCTGTTATGCGTCTAACAGGCATTAAATCCAAAAAACGACCGGCACTATTTAATGATGTTCGTCTCCTCGAGCGAGGCGCATTAGAGAAGGTAAATGATAGGGGTGGGTAGCTCTTATGTTTTAAATGCAAAATAAGTGGTTACCCCCCATGCAAGTATGCCTGCAGGAATAGGAGCCAGAACTGCCAAAGGCGTAATGATGCAATACGCCCCAAGCCCGACCCATTTCTTGTCAAGAGCTAGAAGAATCCCGATCAATATCAATAACACAGTTAACCATTCCATTCAGGCAGTATAGCAAATATGGCTAAAACCTACAAAACCGGGCTTGTCATCACTGGGGATTCACGCGGTGGCGTTAAAGCTGTAAAGCTGACTAATGATGAGCTTAAAAAGCTGAACTCTACCCAGAAGCGTGGCAGTAGCTTAATGAGGGAATATGCAAAAGGGACAAATTATTTTAATGAAGCTCTTAAGATTGCCGGCCATAAAGCTGTTGTGTGGGGGGCTGCTTTGTTGGGCGCCAATAAAATACTCTCTACGTTCGCCACTCAACTAAGTGCGGCGGATAGAATTGGCAAGTTATCTGATCGTATAGGGGCAAGCACTGAGGCGCTGAGTGAGTATGACCATGTCGCTCAGCTTACGGGCACCAGTATTGGACAACTGTCTACTGCTTGGCAGCGTCAAGCTCGTCGTATTGCAGAAGCGGTTAAAGGTACGGGTGAAGCAAAAAACGCCCTTATAGAGCTTGGTTTAAGTGCAAGTGATCTTAATAAGTTAGCACCTGAAGAGCAGTTTGAGGCGTTGGCTGATGCATTGAATGGTGTTGGTAATCAATCTGATCGTGTTCGTTTAGCCATGAAATTGTGGGATACAGAAGGGGTCTCGTTACTTCAAACAACTCAAGGCGGATCATCATCATTACGAGAAATGAGAAAAGAGGCTCGTGAGCTAGGGAAAAGCCTTAGCGGTGATCAGGTAGATCAAATAGAAGCTTTTAACGATAGTATCACCCGACTTAACAGCCGCATTGATGGCGTTACTACTGGGCTACTGGCCTCAATGGCCAAAGAGCTAAATGGAGTTATCGATACTGTTAGTCGAAACATGAACGCCATTTCTGATGCAGGGTTAAGCGTAACAAAAGTATTAGCAGCAGGAGCTGGTTCTCTAGTGCTTTATAAAGTGGCTGTTATTTCTGCCACAGTCCAAACAGGTGTTTTTAGCGGTGTGTTGGGTATAGCTCAGAAGAGCTTAGCTACCTTTCTGCTCACAATGAGCATATCGCCTATTTCAGCCTTTAATACGGCGCTTTGGGGCACTTCTCTTTCCGCAACCGCTGCAGCAGGGTCATTAGGTATATTGAAAATTGCTCTTGGGGCGGTGTTTGCGGCCTTTGCTGGTTGGGAGTTCGGATCCTATCTGAGTAAGCAGTTTGTTGAAGTGAGAATTGCAGGCTTAGCTTTTGTTGGCGCGATGCTGACAGGGTGGGAGCATTTAAAGTACGGTTTTAATGTTATTACCGCCTCAATTGGCGCTGCTTGGGACATCGTTATATCGGGTATGAAGTTAAAGTTTGCCGAATTTATTTCGGCAACCGCTGAACTTATAAGCTACATACCTGGCGCAGCCGAGTTTTCAGAAGGGGTGGCAAAATATGCGGCTGAAATTAAGAATGGCGCGGATGCAACTGGCTTGCTAGCGAAAAAATTAAAAGCGTTATCTGGCGCTAGAGATAAAGAAACGGGTCAGATTGATGACATTATTGTCTCACTTATCAGTTATGAGTTGGCATCAGAAAAAGCTGAAAAAATCGCAAGTAAAAAAAATAGCACTGAAAAGAAAAGCGGCGATATTGTCGGTACTATAATCGGCAAAAATACCACGCTAATAACACAGTTAAAAGATGAGTTTGAATTAATGCAGCTCTCAGACCGAGAGAGAAGTATTGAGATTCAATTGCGCAAGCTAAGCGCTGATGCTTCTGGGAAAGAGGTAAAGGCTGTTCGTGAGTTGGCGAGGTCTATGTATGACTACCAGGATCAGATTAAGTATGCCAAGAAAGAAGCCGCTGATTTGGCTAAACAGGCTAAGCCGTTTGCTGATGCTTGGGAAAAAGGCATAGAACGTATAGACGAATCATTTGCTAGCGCTTGGGTGGGTGCTTTTGATTCGTTCAGTGATTTCTCTGAAAGTATCAAAGACTCATTCAAAAAAATGCTAGCTGAAATGGCACACCTTGCCATCACCAAGCCTATTGTGATGAATGTGACAAGCCAGCTTGGTAGTTCTTTGGGAGCGGTTGGCACTACTGGTGCCCAAGGAGCTTCGTCAGCGATGACCGGTGGAGCTTCTGGCGGCGTCCCTGGTGTTGGCGCTCTTGGAGGGCTTGTCGCAACGGGACCGGGGGCAATTATTGCGGTTGCCGCTGTAGCTACAGCAGTGGCGGTTGATTCGTATAACAAAACCCAAGAAAAGAAGTTTGAGAAATTAACGGCCGCATACCGTCAGGGGGTGCAGTCAACAGGAACAATTCTTGGTGATATCTCGGCAAAATCTCACAGTATCAGAGACGGTATAACTGATATTAGTAGTTATAGTGAAGATGTGCTCAGCGTTAACCATGGCATGCTAAGCGCCTTGATTGATATCAGTAACGGTATAACCCAGGTCTCCCAAGGGTTCGCCAAAACAACATCGAGAACAGGGCCTGTTGCAACAGGTTCTAGCGCCCAAACGTCTACGGGTGTAGATAGAATGCTGAGTGTAGATGCTGTCGATGAATTTGTATCGTACACCTCACTTGGATTGGATGCTGTAATTGGTGGGGTTCTCGGTGATCTTGCAAGAGGGATCACCTCGTCGATTTCCAAGGCAATTTACAGTAAAAAGCAACAAGTAATTAATAGCGGAATTAGAATTGTAGGCCAATCGATGGCAGATATTCTAGAAGAGGGCATGATTGACGCTATGCAGTTTGCCACTATTAAAACGACCAGGCGTACCTTTGGTGTCAAAAAAGTAAAACAAAGTGAGGCGCTTGCAGATCTAGATGATGTAGTGCAGCGTCAATTTGCAGATGTGTTTATCGGTGGAGCGGATGCGATTAAGCAAGCTGCCAATGCTATGGGAGTAAACGTTTCTAAAGAATTCATTGATGGGCTTGAAATTGCCACGCAGAATTTATCACTGCAGGGATTGAAGGGTGATGAGTTGACAGAGGAAATTGAATCATTTTTCAGCTCAACATTGGATGGATGGGCGGAGCAAGTTCTTGATTTCTCAAGCTCAGGTTCAGCACTTCTTTATCAATTTCAAGAGGCAGGTGAGGGCGCGTTTCAAACATTAATTAGATTGTCTTCTGAAACAGTTACTTTTCAAGGTTATGTTGACCGGCTAAGCCTTCAGTTTAATGCCTCTGGCGCAGGAGCGGTTGAGCTTGTTCAATCTATTGCGAATATAAACGGTAGCTTTGAAGCGCTGGCCGGTTCACTCGGCACTTACTATAACGAGTTTTTCACAAGCGAAGAAAAGCAAGCCAATTTAGTCTCTGACTTAACCACGGCGCTTGACGACATGGGAGAGGCGTTGCCGGATTCACGTGATGGGTTCAGATCGTTAGTTGAATCAATCGATTTAACGACAGAGGCTGGCCAGTCGTCATTTAGTCGATTAATGGCGCTTGTTCCTGCTGCATCGCAGATGTATAGCACCCTTGAGTCAACCTCAAAAACGCTAACAGACGCACTTACCACCCAAACAGCCGCGGCTAATGCCTCGGCTGTTTGGGTGGGGTCGGTTGCAGACCAGATCACGCGGATGGGGCTGGCGGGCGAAGAGTTGGATCTCTATGACCTTGATGAATGGTACGGGAAACAAATTGAAACCGCAGAAAAGCACGGCGCTGATACCACGTTACTTGAAGAACTGTACGGCAAGAAACGCGCTGTTATTTTCGAAAAATACGCAAAAGAATCAGTAGAAAGTGCCAAGAGTGCGTTAGAGCAAATGCTGTCTATATCAGTCAATAATT